GCCGCAGACATGGACCCGGTGGCGATAATCTGTATATCAGCTTCAGCAATAACCTCTGCCGAAGCACTCATGGTCCCGGATGCCGTGATGATGGCCTGCCCACCAACTGTATAGTTTGCAGCCGCCGACATTGACCCGGTGGCAGTCATGCTTGCCTGACCGAATGTGGTCTTTATCGCAGATGCGGCCATGCTTCCCGTGGCGGCGATTAAAGCCTCTCCGTTACGGATGGCAAACCCTTCGCCAGCCATAGTTCCACTAGCGGTAATTAAAGCCTCTGCGGAACGCTGCCTAAACCCGGAAGCGGTTACTGTTGCCGATGCGGTGATGCTTGCAGGGCTGTCAAAAAATATACAGGCAGTTCCCCAGACCTCGCTATCCATTGCAAACTGGATGGTGTCTAAGTTACCGAAGAAGTCTAGATCCTCAAGCGTCCAAGGGCCACAGACTTTATCCACATACCATGTTGCGTCCAGAGGATACTGCGGCATTGAATCTAGTGTGCCGAGTTGATCGAGCTCCTCTAGGGTGAGCATTAGGCAAGGGTGACGCTAAGAGAGCCGGAAGCAATCTTGAAGATGTCGCCAGACTCAATGGTTTTGGATGTCGTGATGTCTGTATAAAACAACAGGTTTCCAGAGGTAATTGCGTCTAGCAACCCAATGTGAGAGATCGTTCCCCATGAGCCGGTTGCCTGATCAAACTCCACAGAAGCCGAGTTTGTGCAAACGCCGTTGGAAGGAGATCCAAAGGTTGCAGACTTGCGGGCATAGCCGCTACCCGTACATTCTGTTCCCGTGTTTCCCTCGCCCGGATCTGTTGTGTAAAGACCAACAAAGACGGTGGCTGGAGAAGTGTAAGAAGTATTGCGGAGAACGGCGTTAAGCAGGCCATTTTCCAGATAGTTGGACATTTCGGACATAGTTACCTCGAAGTGACGGACATAGTTAGGGGGACACCGGCAAACTCTGAGTTCTGGTCAGAGGTATTGATATTGCTGATAGAGCGGTCATATAACTGCGCCCAGACTTGGACCCGAGCATCGTTCATCAGGTACGGCTCTGCTTCCGCTAGTGCGGCGTATAGCAGGGCGTCGGGATAGTTAGCCAGAAACTCGTTGCTTGCCACGTTATCGGACATCGCGGTTGGCTTGAAGTAATACAGAAGTTCAACCGTGTAAACCTTATCTGGGATAGGCGCAAACTCAAACTCCTGACCCAGCATGGTGTAAAACGCAGGCTTACCCGATGTCTCTGCGTCTGCGTTGCGGGTAAATGCTGATGGTGAGTTGTAGGTCAGCGAAATCCGCGGATTTCCCGACAGATACATATCCCGCATCTCTAAAAAATCAGAGGGGATCTCTACGGTAGAGTCCCCTGCGACGGTACTTGTGGTGACAGACTTCAGTAGCTTCCGGGTGCGGATCTCCCGCGACAGACGGAGTTCTGCCAGCGTGATGAAATCAGGTATCTGGCTGGTCAGGTCGCTGCGCCCAAGATAGTTCGCAACTGCCGTCTTTAGTGTAGAGTAACTCGTCAGAGCCATCGTTTTCCTTACTGGCTACTTCGTGCCATCCAAATGTGTATGAACCAACATGGCCCACAGCGTTAGAAAACTCGTGGTCCACCCATGTCTCAAATCCTGCGTCATGCGCTTTCACGCAAAAGTACACATCTTCCCCGAGTAATTTCTCGCCGGGAAGTTGCTCAAACCAAAACCACGGGCGTGGTGTTTTTCTAAAGACTTCTGCTTTTACCAACATCACACCGCACCCAATGGCAGTTACACGCTCCAGACCTTTTTTGTCCTTGGAGTTGATCTTCTGCCAGTTAATTGTCTTTTGTTCCTTGTTGATCCAAGCGTTCTTTGCGGTTCCGTGGATCGGCGGGACTCGCGTTGTAGCGTTGGCCCCAACAATGTCTTTGTCTTTAGAGATCAGGTACTCAATCGTATTCTTTGGGAATCGCATATCTGCATCTACCCAAAGGATATAATCTGCACCCTCTTTCAAAGCTGACTCTGCTAACTTCTCGCGCTGATCAAATATCAGGGTTCCTGCCACGGTGTATAAGGCTTGCTTACCGTCTTTCCTGAACCTTGAGTCATACCCGCACATAAGTGCTAGATCAAACGCTGTGCCTACTTCCATCTCGCCACGCGTAGGAATACACACGGCGACCTTACAGCCCTTTTTCTTGCCCATCTTTTCCCCTCAAACTATGCCCGGTCGGGTTCGGAAGAACCGATTATCGGGATTGTTTAGCCATGCCTTCATTCTTTTTTGGTCCATTACCGCAAATCCACGCAGGATTCCTTGCCGGTTCAGGTCTTCGATGATCGGAAACGGAATCTCAGCGACCATCTGGCCGTCACCCCACCGCGCTCGTTCATCTGTTTGATTGTAGGAAGCCTTGTTGGCTTCGATGATCGGAGCCAGGTTGGACTCCGCTTTGGTAATGAGATTACCTTCGTTGTCTGCGTAAGTGGTTCGGACTTCTCCGTTGACCACCTCGGTTCCAAGTTTTCGCACTTAATCTCCAAAACGGGAGCGGGAATAACCCGCCCCCGATTCTACAACAGTTTAGGCTGCTTTGATATCAAAGATACCGCCGTGAGCCTTCTCGTTACGCATTTCCAGAGTCAGTTCAGCAAGGATCTGGGTCTTCTCAGAGTCACCAGTTTTTGCCAAATCGTTGGTCTGGAACGGACGCAGATATGCGAGTGCAGCGTACTCAGGGTCAAGAACCAGAGCATCTGTGGAGCGCATAAAGCGGTCAGCAACGATAGAGATCAAACCGAAGTCCGACAGGTAAGCACCTGCGGCAGCAACGATAGTGGTCGGTTCTGCGCCGGTCACATAACGCTGTGCTGCGACACCAGTAAAGCCAGAAGCCGTAGCCTTCAGACCGGGAGGAACGACCAGCAACTTAGGTGTCCCGCCTTCGGTGAAGATTTCCTGAGCAACGCTCTGGAGCATAGACTCAAGGAACGTGCGGGTGGTGGTGTCGGAACGGACATCCGAGCCATCGCCGGTGGGGTTCGTACCGGCCGCACCCTTGCTGACGTTGGTCGTGATCCATGACAGCAACGAACCCATCTTACGGGCTGCGGAAGTAGCAGTACCGTTAGTCTTGGCTTGGTTAGCGGTCAGGATGGTCTCAATGTCCCTTTTTATCTCGCTAGCCGCTTTAGCAAGTTGGTAGGCTTTTTCAGATTTTCTGCCTGCTTTATCAACTGCCTCCAGCGTGCCAGAGATCTGAACAGTCTTACCAACGATCTGTGTAAAGTTGGTTAGACGGACGGTTGCAGACAGCGAAGCAGCGGTTGCATCGTCACCTTCGATCAGGGCGTTGTTGGTCGTAGCTGCGGCCAGAGCATCCGTCTGCCACTCGTGCAGGGTGTTCGTGGCTTTGGCTTTGCCAATAGACGACATGATTGGCGTATCGGTCGGGCTGATGTCATAGATGACGTCAGACAGGTCCTCACGCACACCAATCGAGGTGTAGCGCAGGTAGGTATTTGAGGGAACAGACATTTTTTAACTCCTAAATAAATTTTTCAAATAATCGGGCAGCGTCCCGTTTGTCACCAGTTTTGGCGAGTTTGGCACGCATCTTTTTCATTGCGTCTTGCTCTGCGGTAGAAGTCTTGGAAGTCGTACCGGCTTTGAGCATCTTGGGAGCCTCTGCCACCTTCTTGGTAGCTTGTGGTTTTCCCTGTTGCAACTTTTGCCATTGCATCGCGTTATACAAGGTCAGGACTGCACGATGGTCATAGACTGACGCGAGTTCTTGCTCGCTAAACCCGATAGAGCGGGCAAAGTCTTTGATCTCTTTGCGGATAACCTCGCCCTTGACATCATCTGCCATCTCAGGAATGGCCGCTGTTAACTTCTCGGCTTCCGAGGAAAGATGTGTTTTCAGGCGTTCTTGTTGCTCCGCTTGCTGTCGCATCGCCAGTTGCTGACGTTCTTGTCTTACGGCGGCAAGTTGCTTGTCCCGCTCGGACCTTTCCGCAACCCTGACTGCGTAGGCAATCGGGTCGGTTTCTTTGAGTTCGGCGAGGTTTTCCTCGGGCTGCTGGGTGAGCATCTGCTCGACCAGACCTAGCCTTTGGGCGTATTGGTCACGAAGTTTGGCGGCTTCTTCTATGCGGGACTTCTCGGCCTCTATTGCCTTGCGTTGCTCCGCTAGAGTCTGCGTCTTTTTGGTGTAGTCCGAGGTTCGAGAATAGCCCTTAATAAGTTCGTCTAGATCGACCTCAAGTTCTTCGCTGCCAACTTTGACGCGATACCTGGGCGCTTCTTCGACTTCCTCTTGGGTTTCCTCTGATGCCTCTACCTCTTCGGGTTCGGATTCTTCCACATACTCCGTGGTTTCCTCTGGAGCTTGTTCCTCAACTTGGCCCTCGGGCTGTTGGGGGTCGAGCATACCGAAAATGCTTGCGGCGGCTTGGTCTACGGTTTTGCCAGTCCCTTGCGGGTTGCTGTCGTCCATCTGTGACTCCTAATAATTAGAAAATCTTGAATCGCTTCTTTTCTATCTCCGGCTGTCGGGCCATCGAATCTAGGGTGGCGATAAACTCATCCAGCGCCCGGATCTTTGTGTAGGCGTCCTCTCGGACACTTACCTCATCGGGTTGGCTGTTAAGAATGTTGCGAATATACAACGACCGTTGTTTTTCTACAACATCCGTAAAAAACTCGTCAGTCAGTAAGTTCTGCGCTCTTAGCGCGGGGTTATCAAGCACCCCCGTCACTCACAACTGGTTCTATGGTTTGGTCAAAAATTGGCACGCCTTGTTGTGTGTATCCGGTAGCCTTTGGATCAAAAATTCCCGGTGTAAATACGTTGATCGGAGCTTCCACGGTCTGCGTACCGAACTGCAATCCTGTTGGCAGATTGGGGGTAAAGCCAGCCACGCCTGATCTGAATTGCGGGGCGTTTGCCTGACCAAACGGGATAAATCCTGTCTCTAGACCGCGCTCTGAGTAAAAGCCTGGGAACAGCGGTGTTGGTACGATATTGAGGTTGCCGAAGGCTTGCTGCATGGTTTGGTTGAGCAGGCCAGGGAATGTCTCTGGTGTTGCAACAACATTCTGACGGGCCATTGTCCCGGCGGTGTAATACTCGGGAGCAAACGGGTTGTCCACGCCAGCTGCCTTGAGTTGCTGACCAAATGTGTCGTAGGCCGGTGCGTAGTCAAATGTGTCCAAAACCTTCTGGCGGGCAATTGCTTCTTGGCGGGCCTTTGCCATGCTGACATCCTCTCCGGTCTGGATACCGTAGATCTGGTCAATCACCACCCCTGCCTGCGGCTTAGACAAGGCTGTATATACATCCTGCATATTCTGAGCCTTAGTCAGTTCGTTATACAGCGCGGTGGCGTCTGTGGATGATAGGGTTCCAGAGCGGCGGGCAATGTCGATAGCATTGGTGACACGAGCAGGATCAAGAATGTCTGCGCCAGCGGTTGTTCGGAACGACTGTGTAGTCGGGTCGTAAACAGAAGTGATTGGTGCTTGTGTGACGGGCGTCACAAATTGAGCGTAAGCATCTCCGACACGGGATACGTTTACCCCGCCGGGGCCGATGTTGTAAATATCTTCCGTAGCCCTGCGGCCACCAAAGGGATCGGCTTCCAGAGAGTTAAGCATCATCTCTGTGTATCCTTTGGGAGCGGCGGCAAGTGCGGCAATATCAACGCCAGTAGCGCCACCACGGATAAAGTCTTGCACGGCGGCGGCATTTAATCTCGGGTCAGTCTGCACCCGGGTCATCCAGTATTGGTAGCCCTCTTGCTCTGGATTGCGGCCAAAGGCTTGACGGTATTCGCTTGTCAGCATTTGGGTGTCGTAGTTTTGACCTTCCAAAGACTGATTAAGCTCGCCCAAAACCTGCGCCTGTGTTTTGGCTCCAGACTGGAGTTGGTCTATGTAATACTGCATTCCACCCTCATCGGGGGGCCGACCGAGTTGGTCTTTATAGGCTCCGGTGAGGAAACTGGCGTAATCCATTATGCTCCCCTTACCGCACGAATGCCGGCGGCGGTTGCGTCTATGCTGGTTTGTGCGGCTAGCTCTTGGCGTTTCAGGGCTATGTCGGCAGCGGCTTTCTCTTGTGCGAGTGCAATATCGGCCATTGCTTTCTCTTGCTTGACCTGGATGTCTGCCTGGGCTTTAGCCATCATGGCCTCGATCTGGGCTTGGGTCTGGGCCATCAGGGCTTGGACCATCGGGTCAGGTTGTTGCTGTTGGGGTTGGGGTTGTGACAGGGCGGCATCCATCTCCGGGGTGATCTCGCGGAAGAAGCGGCTGGAGTCTTTGAACCCTGCGGCCTCTATGAACTTGCCTAGGGTCGAGCGGTACTGCCCCACGGTCACCAGGGGATTGGTAGGTCCGTACTGCTGGAGGATCTGCTCCTGCTTCTGCATGACCATTCCCAACATAGCCATCTGTTCCTGACGGGTTCCGGTTCCCAGACCTACGTTTACGGTCATGTCGTACTCGTTGCTCCACTCGCGGGGGTCCATTGCCACGAACCGACCACGGAGCCGGATGACCCGAGGTTTATCTTGATATTTACTTAACAAGTGCAGGATGTTGCGAAAGATGTCTTTAATACCTGTCTCGGCAAAGATACGGGCGATCAGTTCCATCTTGGAGCCAGCGGCGTTTTGCATGGCAGCAATTGCGGCGGCGGTGGTGTTTTGCAGGATGTTTGGGTCTAAGCCTTGAGAAGCATCGTTAACACCTGTCCGCTTGGCTTGGATGTTGTCCATGTACTCAAGCATCGGGAAGGCTTGGCCTGCCACCAGCGGGACCGCTAAAGGTTCTACTGCTTGCAGACTTTTAACTCGGACGATCCCACCCGGAGAAACGGTCAGCAAGTCGTCTAGGTTGACCTGTCCGTCTAATGCTTTCACACGGGCATTGTTTGCCAGGTAGAGGTTGTCCAGAATCTGACGGGTGACCGTAGACTTGATGAGTTGCAAGTCCATCGTCCTGTCGGCTAGAGACTGACCAAAGAACTTGTGCGGCAGCGGAATCGGGCAGATGGAGCAGAATGGAAGGTAGTCG